AAACCAGTTCGCTGACCCAACGGTGAAGTTGTTGTTGAGGATGTTGAGGTACCGAATCGTCACCGTGTCTGTGACGCGCCTAGACAGCTTGATGTTGCTGCCCGACCACCAGTAGGACGGAGATGTCGAGTGGATCAACTCTTCGTAGTTGTACACGGCCTGGAAGATAGTATTGGGGTAAACCGCAGACGATTCCTTGATGTAAACCGAATGGATGGAGTCGAGGCCAGAGTCAGCCGCAACCACGGCGCCGTAGATGACGTTGCCCTGGTCGGTGGCCGCTAGTAGGTTGATGACATCCGAGTTGGACAGCGTGTAGCTCTGAGTGACGGCGATGGATGACGGATTGATCTCCGCAATCTTGTCCCGGTATTTCCTGAACCCAATGGTGCAGAACCTGTTCACCATTGCTGGCGTAAGGAAGGTCTGGTCGGGCTCATCCGCATACGTGCGGAAAAGCTCTGCGACTTCACCATCGGTCATGACACACCCCCTCTTGAGCCCGGAGCCCTACTTACGTTGCCCTCCAAGCCTTGCGTGAGAGCGCCCTCTGCGGCAGCGGCTGTGCCCGCCTGCTGCGCTCTGGCCGCCTGCTCTTGGATGATCTGCTGCTGAGTGTTCGGGGAGTTGGCCGCTGCGATGTTGCGCCCAATGGCACCCCGGTCGCCACCGGCAGCCCTTGGGAACACCTTGTTGGCCATCATGGCCGTCTCGTAGTCCTCAACCGGAGCGCCCGCTGTGGCGATAGAGACCAGAACATCTCTGATGTATTCCTGGCGCTCCTCCTCCATCTCGTAGAACTCGCCAGTCTTGATGAAGTCATCAAAGACCTGCTTGGCAGCCACAAGGTCATCATGGAGGAAGATCTCAATGTTCATGCCGGCCCTAGCCGCATCGAGAAGGTCGCGAGCATGAGCGATGCCTCGCACCTTCTTAGAGATGAAGGCGTTGCCCGTGCGGAAACTCAACTCGTTCAGCGCGGTCTCGTTGTCGATCAACCCACGCTCAAGCAGTTCCATGACCTTGGCGTCTCGGTCTTGGGCCTCGTCCTTGAACAACGAGCCCGCCTCGATGAACACCTCTGGGGTGTCCACGATGCTGGTGGACGCAATGCTCTCGAAGCTGACAGCGCCGTACTCATCCAGCATACCCATCATCTTGGGCATGCTGTAGTAGACCTTCATGTATTCAAGAACGCATGTGGCCATGGCTTTCACGCCGCGCTCAATCTGCTGCTGTGTGATCTGAAGCTGGCTCGTGTCCTGCTGAGTAAGGACCTGCATCGCCTTGCCAGAACTCACGCCCACCGCTCGCTTGCCGAGGGTGACAGAGTGGATGCCTGACACGTCGCTCATCTCGCCCTGGATACGCATGACGTTATCCATGACGTACGCGGGCATGGCGGCTGCTGCCACCTGCTGTGGCGCACCACCTGCGGGGTTGTAGTAGATCTTCTCACCGGGGCGGCTGGTGATGGACTGCTGGTTAATCCCAGAGGTCTTCGGCACCAGCCACTTGGGGTTGCCCATCAGTTCCACGTTGTGGATGATCTGACTACGAGCCTTATTGTAGAGCAGTTGGAGGTCCAGCAGAGGCGCAAGAAGACTCAGTCCCCACAGCCTGCGGTTGACCTCGGTGTACCGGATGATCTGCACAGGGAAGGTGGAGATTGGAATCTCGTCTTCCTTGAAGAGGTACGTGTTCCCAATCACAATCGCGTGCTTGCCATCGCGCCAGTAGACCTCGAACACCGAGATCCGGTCTTTGGGCGGCTCGTTGGTCGTACCCGTACTCACGGTGCCGTAGTCACTGCTCATCTCGTCAGCGCCAGCGGCCTCGATGATCTCCTCTTTGTCAGGGTACGCCTTCTTCAGGTTGTACTTGCTGACGTAGGTGCGGAGAGCAACCCAAGAGCTATCCTCAGGGCTGATTACACCCTTCTCGAAGAAGATGTCATACGGACCCACAACCTCTGTCCTAACGCGGTCGCGGTCTGGGTCGTAGAACGTGTGAAGCGCGCAGGTGCCGCACTCCACAAGCCACTTGATGGCCGTCTCAAGCGTGTACTTGACGTTGTCGTTATGCCAGTAATACCGGAGGGCAAGCTCGGAACTCTTGGCCTTCTCGATGTCCTCGCTGGACGGAGAGGCGGGCAGTACAACGACCGAGGGGTAGGAAAGGGCCAGGCGCGACGTGATGTTCCTCGTGATGTTGAGGAGCAGATTAACTGTAACCCTGGTTTGTGCATCTGACCCCATCCTCGACGTAACGAAGCCATCAAGCCGCTTGTCGAACGAGAGCCACTGGCGGCCCTCCAAGAACTTGAGGGACATATCCCACAAGCGCCGCTCGCTGGTCTTCTCGGTGTAGGACTCCCGAAGAAGGCCCTTGATGTTTGTGGGAAACTTCTCAGGCATGGCTTCCTAGAGGAAAGGGGCGACCTTGGATGCGAGGTCAATCGCGCCCATGAGTTGGGGCGAGAACATTTCCTTACGGGCAAAGGAGAGGTTGTCGGCCCCTCCCCCTCCCACCATCTGCTGGGCTGCTGCTTGGCGTGCAGCGCCCCCGCCAGCAGGTGAGCCGCCAAACGACTGCATCATCTTCTGAAGCAGTGTCGGGTCAATCCCGCCGTACTTGCCACCGGAGGAGGGGGCGGGCGTGGCAGCCCCAGCGGCTGCCGGGTTCTGCAAACCCTGACCAAGAAACGAGCCCGCAAGGGCTGATGGGTCTAGGCTAAATCCGGCCATCACAGTCCTCCGTAGATCTGATCCATCGCTGGATACTCAGTGGTCTTCGCGGCTTCTAGTTCGTCATGAAGCCTCTTATCTCTCTGCTCCTTTTGGATAAGGAGCCAGAGATAAAACCCAAGTAGGGCCATGACGGATGCCCCCGTGACTAAGCACAAGCCGACGAGAGCATCCATCATGACGAACTCCTACTAGACGGTCAGGGTCAGACCCACCAGCATGCCGTTCTGGTTCGGGTGCGTACAAACGGTGTTGTAGTACCACTTGTAGAACCCTTCCCAGGCGTCGATGCCGTTGGCGCGCAAGATCTCCGTGCCGTCGAGGTCCGCGAAGCCGTGACCCTGAAGCTCAAGGAGCTTCCAAGTGTTGGACTTCATGAAGACCATGCCGCCGTTGTCCACCTGACGTGCCGTCTTGATGGGAACCCCGCCGTAGGACAGGCCGGAGAATCCACCGTCGAGCTTGGACGCCCGCTCACCGCTCACGTTCTGAACGGTGTTAGAGGTTCCCGCCGTCAGTTGGAACAGGGAGCCGTAGAGTTGCCGCTGGAGAGGGGACATCAGGATCATGTCAGGCTCTTCGCCGGAGGCGAGGCTGATCTGATCGAAGATGTTCTGAATCCGAGGCAGCGACACGTTGGCTCGATCATGGTTACCGGCACTGGCCTGAGACAGAACGGCGGAAGAGCGCAGGGTGTTCTCGCCCGTAGCCGTCAGCGTTCGGTCGATGCCGAAGTGCGTCGGGTTGGCGAGGTTGCCGTAGATGCCCTCTGGCTCAGGGTTGAGCAGGTTGTCCGCAACAACCGTCGCCGGGGCCGCACTCTGGGCGTCTGCGATTCGGACAGCGCAAGGAACGCCAGCAGGGAGGCCCGTGAGGTCCAGATCGTTGGGAGCAGCGTTCCGCATCGTGAACGAGCGCGTAGCGACATCAATTGGAGTACCGGCAGCCGCGATGTCACCGAAGGCGTTCGCGCCGCCCCATGTGGCGATCGTGGCGTAGGTGTCCATGCGGATGAACTCGATCCTGAGATCGTTACCCGTCGCGGCCACAGCAGCCCGCACCGTCTCCAACTTCTCGATGTCGCCAGTGAACTCGTAGGTACGAGGGTTGGCGTTCTTGTTCTCGTGCTCGTTGACGAAGCCGAGAACTCGACCACCAGACACGCAGCGACGATCGGAGGCGTTGCGGAAGTCCGTGACCAGACGCTTCATCTCAGCGTCCATCCAGCCGACGAAGGAGCCGACGCCGCCCTTGGCAGCAGCGGCGGTCGCGGGACCGGTGATCTGGAACGTGCCGTACTGGAACCGAGCGTTGACCTGAAGCCGCAGGTAGCCCTGCGAGCCAGCGACCGGAAGCGCGGTGACGCCGCCAACGGTGCCAGCCTCGTCGAGGTACTGAACACCCGTGTTGCGGGCGGTGTGAACGGGGATGATGGCGACCCGACCGTTCCAATCAACGGTCGTCTTCTCCATCAACTCAAGGACCATCATTTCGTTGTTAAGCTGGTCCTGAACGGGACCGATGTAGAATTCCTTCAGGATGTTCTGAAGGGTAGTCTGTGTAGCTACCATTTTAGGTTTCTCCTATTACGCAAAGGGGTTGCCGCCCTTAAGGAACGCCCGGAGAGCTTCGCTCCCCTCTTTGACGTTCTTGGGCTTCGCCGCCTCGCTAGAGACCGGGGCTTCTACAGCACCTGACTTGGCTGGCCTTGGGGCCGCAGCGGGCTTGGCCGCAGCGGGGTTGTCTTTGAGGTAGCGAGAGATCGCCTCCTCCTCGACTTGAGCCATCCATGCACTGTACTGCTCGGCCACGTTCTCCGCTGAGAGCGACGGGTTCTGAGCAACAGCCTGCAAGATTACATCGCGAGTCGCCGACGGATACTTCTGAATCGCAGCGCCCACTTCGGCCTCAAGAGACTGACGCGCCAATGCGACCTCAGTCTCGTGGAGCCGTGCGCTGAGTTGCTGGAGAGCCGGATCTACCGACTTCTGTGCAGTGGGCTCATCTTCGCCCAGCAACTCCTTTAGCCACGCTTCATCGTCATCAGCCTTCGGCTGCGGTGCAGCTTGCGCTGGAGCAGGTTGAGATGCATGACGCTGCGCCTGTTCACGGAGTTGTTCGAGTTGAGCCTTCAACTCTGCCGTCTCCGTCTTGAACTGGTTGCGCGCCTCAATCACCTCTTTGAACCGCGTATACGGGACGCGGTGACCCGGTTGAACCTCTTCTTCCTCAGCCTGGCTGTCACTGGCTTCGGTCTTCTGAGGCTCAGCTTCTGCTCCACCCTCCGCTTCTACCTTTACGTCCCCTGCGGTGTCGGACGAACTGGCGGGATCGGCTTCCTCAACAGGCGCTGCCTCGGCTGGCTCCTCTGCGGGAGCAGCCTCCTGAGCGGGCTCTTCTGCCTGGAGAGTCTCCTCACCAAGCATCATCCCCCGCATCCTCTCAGCATCACCTTCTTGTAGAAAACCCATGTCCCCTCCACCGTTTAACGCCCGGTACGGCGATCATCATGTGCTACGTCAAGCAGCGAGCCTTGGTTGTAAGGCGTTCCCCAACGGTCAGAGTTCTCTTTACCGAAGTGGTCGGAGTATACCTTGCCCGTTGTCCGCTCAAACTGCAAGAGTTCGGCAAAAGTGGAGGGCTTCTTGGCTAAAGACTCCTGCTTCATGGGCTCGATCTGATCAAAACCCATCAGCGCCAACGCATAAGCGAACACCATGTCATCGTGTTTCTTCGACGACGCCTCCGGCTTGCCCTTGTCGTTGTAGACAAATGTGTTCACCTCACACTTCATGCGCTCATCTTCAATGGCCAGCCAGCCCTTGGAGACGTACTCATGAAGCCTAGCCAGCATAACTGGCCTGGTGTTCTGGTTGGTGTTGAAGCCAACTCGATCAAGCCACCTGTCAGCGAGCTTATCGTACTGGGTTCTCCTGAACATATAGGCCCACTCATGAGCCATGAGGTATTCGAGGATGCTGAGGCCGTACGTGTTGGACTCCACAACGCACAGGGCGTTCCACTTCTTGGCCTCTCTCAGCACCACATCGCCAAACTCAGACGGGGGGATCCTCTGATAGTACGTGGCGACCACAACCGGCTTCTTCTTCTCGGTGACATCCATCACGCAAAACGACGAATAGTCCCCGCTGGGTGAGCCTGACGCCACATCAACGCCCATGGTGTAGACGTGATAGGGGATGGGCTCGCTCTGTATGTACTCACGCCGGCCAGAGTTGGCCACTGCGTGGGGGAAGATGACCGGGAAGTACCGCTCACCGCTGGTGATGAAGGCGTGCTCTGCGTCGAGCGGGTACTCTTGGAGGAATATGTTCCAGTTAGCAGCGCACTTCGTCTGATAAGTCAGGTGCGCCCAATTGTACTGTGCTTCCGTGAGGTTATACCTCTTTGCATACTCTTGGACTTTGGGGATTGCGGCCTTGGGCTGCGCTGGCGAAAGATAATTGGGATCTTTCGTCCAGCCGTAGAAGATCTTGGTAAAGCCACTGTCCTCGATCCACATCCGGTGGGCGTCGTTGATGCCGTTAGCGGTGGTTTCAAGGACAATCTCAGCACCAGGGCCAGCGGTCTGGAAGGCAGCCGCAATGGTTCGATCTACGTCGTTCCAGAAAGCAAACTCTGAGCAGTGAAGGCTCTGGTACGTCGTTCCGCGAAAGGAGTCGGAGTTTGCCGTCGCAACGCGGATCAGTCCACCATGAAAGAACACCAACTCCCTGACGTTCGACTTCTGAGTGGGGAACTTCAGGAAGTTAGGCAGGAGTTCATACGCTCTTTTGTAGATCTCAAAAATGACCTGAGCGCTCTCGGCGCTGTGCGCGATGACACACACCCGGAAGTTCGGGATGAACATCGCCTTCCACAGGTTCCGCATCGCGATGGCCGTCGTCATGCCAAGCTGACGAGCCTTCAGGATGTAGACCCAGCGGTAGTCCTCGACAGAGTCGTAGAACTCTGCCTGCGCGGGCTTGGGATCGAAGTACACCGATCGCCCGCGCTTATCTACAATCTTCAGGTGCTTGCAGAACTCACTGAAGTTCTTGGCGCAGGCGGCGATGCGCTTGGCATCGGCACCAGATGACATCAGTGAACGCTATCCTCTTCGGAGTCCCGATGCTCCGCAGCCTTGCCCAAGATGCGCCCAATGTCCTGCGGGGAAAGCTCGCTGGTCTTCAGGGCCTCGGTCTTGGCCTTGATAAAGTTGATCTCAGCAGCCGCCTTCTCGCGAGACAATTCGTCCAGTTCCTTGCGGTGGGCCGCTGTTGACCGGGATGCGGTCCTGAACTCATCGCGAGTGCGCTCCAAGATCCAAGCAGCAGCGCGCCAATCCTTCTGGGAGTGGAACGTAATCTGATCGACCAAGGCAATAGTCCCAACCGCCTCAGCCCTCTCAACATCAGCAGCGAACTCGGCCTTCGCCTCGTCCTTT